ATAAAGGATTTGCCGGTGAAGGCACAAAACCACCAGTTGCATCTATTAACTTGTAACCCTGAGCTCCAGTCGTAGTACCACTAAATCTTGCAGAGGGATAATAAAAAACTTTATTTATTAAATAGTAATCTTGAGGTAGATTATAAAGGTTGGCATTATTTAAATTAGCCACAGTCTGATCTAAAAATACCTCAGCTGAAAAACTATCTGCTACTTCTTCTAAACCTTTAACTATGTTTGCATATCCTGTTCCTGATATTCTCGCGTTCTCTTTATTAATCCAATTGTTATATTGATAAAAATAATCTTCAAATATATCCAACTGTGCTTGTTCACAATATAGATTAAAATCTTGTGGAGATATGTAGCCATAGTTGTTCTTATTAGCAATAGCTAATACTGTGTTTCTTACTTCGTTTATCATTGTAAGTTGAGTTTGTACAAAGATAATAAAAAAAAAAGAGGCCTAAATATTTAAGCCCCTTTCTACCTTTAGTTAAGTTGTCTTATGCAGACCACTCTTCTTCTATTTGAGCAATAGCTGTAATAGCATACTTAGGCTCAAGTAAATAGTAAGGGTTTGTCCAGCTTGTCTGTAGTGCATCTTCGATAGCATCCACAATACTGTTAAGTTGCTCTTTAGTCTTAGCTGCATCTGCTGCTGTAGTAGCAGTGATTTTGTAGCCTAAAACTTCAGATACACCTGTAGCAGTATGTCCCACATTGTGAGTAAGGATTTTTACTTCCGTATTTGCTCCTACTTCAATTCCTAAAATACTTTGAATAGGAATTAAATGATAAGCGTCGCTTAAACTGACTTTTAGATATTTTACCATAGTTAAAAATTTTAATGGGTTAAACAATACCACAAAGATATGAAACCTTATTTATCTTTTTTAAGCCTTCTTTGTAAGAGTTTATATATCTCAACACCATCATCACTTTGAAAGTGTGATGCAACTATAAAGTATGGGTCTTCACCAAAAGGAACTGTTAATAGTTTCTTTTTATTTTTTGGTAAATCAAAGTATACATCTTTAGATTGGTTTCTAAATGTTAAGAACCCATTATCAAAAAACTTATATACATCATCTTGTAAATCTAACATCGGATCGTTAAGTGTGTCTAAGAAATCAATAGGATTGTTTTTAGCATATAATAATATATCTCTTTTCAATTCAGTTGAAGTTTTCTTATCTACACCACTGCCAAGAAGAACTCTACATACAGAAACAAGTTTTTCAAACTCTAAGTTTTTCGCCATAACTTGAGCATCTAAACCTAACTCTACTATTTCTAATTCTTCCGCAGCATCTTGCTCCTTGTTTATTTCTTCATACACATAGTTTCTTTGTGGATGATAATATAAAAATTGTTGTAATACTTGATTGGTTTTAGCAACATGTAAAATACCATCTTCAAACAGAATTGGTTCTAAGATTGCATTTCCATCTTGTTCATCTTCAAAAGGTGACTTTTGATTTTTAGCATACCTAAGTGGTCTATTGACGTTTTGTTCTTCATCAAACCACATTAAAGGATATCTTGCTGAGTTTCTCGATGCCAACATATAGGTAAGTGGTGCGGCATCTCTTTTTAATTTGTAGAATTTATCTACCAAAGGTTGTTTTTTTGTCTTTTTCATTATATTAAATTTTAATTTGATTAAATAAAATAAAAAGGGGAGGAGACATCCTCCCCTAATTATTGATTAAATATTAAGCATCTTGGAATAAGAAGAAGTTGTTTGCACCTAAAGTACATACAGCTCTCTCACTCAAGAAGTTTACTTCCATCGCATCTAAGTCAGAAGTTCTTGCTCCACCAGCAGAACCAGTGATCCAAGTTTTATATCTTCTGTCTTCAGTTTCGGAAGCTCTATATCTTACATGTAAGAATGGTCTCTTAGCATTTTTACCTAAGATTTGATCGTATACTGTAGTAGAACCAGCAGGGACTAATAGTCCATTAACTTTTCCACCTACGATACCACCTCTCATTGTAGGATCGTTTAGATATTTCCAGTCTGACTTGTAGAAGTCATAGCCTCTTCTGAATCCAGTGAATCCAAGATTAAGTGCCATTTCTTCATCATTGTCAAATAATCCATAAGATGTACCACCAGCTCCATAAGAATTTTGCTGTGCTAACATATCATCGATATCAAACGAGAAGTTTCTGTTTAAGAAAATTACATTTTCCTCAATAGAACCTTGCTTGTCTAATCTTGAAATAACTGAGTCGAAGTCTGCAAGAGAAGAAGGATTTCCTCCACCCCAAACATTACCTCTTGCTCCTACTACGAAGAAGATACCATCAGAACCATTAAGGTTTGCTACAGACGCACCAGCACCAACTCCTTGTAAGAAGTCACCAGCACCAGAAGCTGCTTCTGCAGGAACTGCTTCAATCATTGCAGTTTCTAAGTAATCTTCGAATCTTAGTCTTGTTTCATGCTCAGACTTTAGATACCATAAATATCCAGATGCTCCATTTTCTGTAGTAACTTCAATCCATCCGATTTGAGCCATATCAGAACCAGATACATTGTATTTGTCCTTGATAATAATTGGCTTGTTGTCAAAGATGAAGTCATCAGCTTCAAGAGATCCTTGCATTCCATTAGTTCCTTTGTTAAATTCAGAACCATATACGAAAATATCACAAGCAACTGCTGCTGCTACTGCTTGGCCTCCAGCCTCATAGTAAGCAATTGTTACTTGATTAACTGCATTACCACCAGAACCAGGTCCAACAGTTACGATTCCTTTGTTACTGAGGTTTGAACCTGCAGTCTTGTCAGAAATCATTACAGTTTGACCAACTCTAAGAGCTGCAGAATTTGGAGAACCAGCTAATGCAGGGTTAAAGTTAGTAATGTTATTAGGAATTGTCCACACACCATTTGCTGCGGCTGCTCCTGCACCTGAAGTACAATTCTGATATTTAACGTGTAGTCTTCCTTGCTCTGCCCATTTAATAAGGTCAGAGTTAGAAGGCATTTCAGCTCCTACCATTCTTAGGAAGGAAGCTATTGATCGATTGCCATATCTTTCAAACTCTTTTTCAAATGTATCAGGTAAATACTGATTCAAGAAATTAAAGTCTGTAATATAATTTGTAGAAAGCGGTACTTGCTGACTACTTGGTTGCAAATCAAAACCAGGGGCTACATTTACTGCCATAATTTTAATTTTTAAATTGTTTTACATTTTTTTAATACTTCTAATTTTGAGTCCTCTTCCACTATCATTATTGCTACTTTGAACAGCTCTAATTTTTAAACCATCCTTAGTAACATAACTTGGGGCTTTTCTCACATCCATATTAATGTTTTTAGATTTTTTAGAAACATTTTCTACAGCCTGTGACATCCCTAAGTCATAAAAGTATTTGGCAAATTTGTCAGGATTACTTGCAACAGATAAAGCTTTGTGGTATGCATTTGCATCTTTTATCAAACCTTTATCATCTACAAACTTTTGCACAAAATTGTTAAAGTCCAATTGAACATTATATAATTCTTGTGCAGTACCTGGCTTATACGTATAATTATCATCTCCTACAGTAACATCAAAACCTTTGAAGTCATCGGAAAAAACCTTTTGAGTTTCTTCTTGGAAATAATCTCTTATTTTTTTATTTGCCTCAACTTGCGTTTGAGATTTCTCAAGAGCCTCTTTATAAGCATTAAGTTGTTTTTCTTGATCTTCTGATAATCCACCCCCACTTGACTCAAGAGGAATTTTATACTTATCTTTTTGTTCATTAAAAAACTTCTTCGCTTTTGCGAGTTCTCGTTTTTTAGCCAACTTCTTCTTCTTAATGTCTTTTGGATCATCAAGTTCCTCATCGAAACTAAATTTATCCTCCATGACATCTTGAATGTCAATTGCATCTAACCCATCTTCTTGGGTTGCAATATAGTCGGCAAGTACAGCATCATCTTCCATAGCATCGTAATCTCTTTGTAAATTATAGAAATCACTGATGCCACGACCAGTTTCTTGCTTATACTTTAAATACGCAGAAACATCTTCAGGTAATGGTTCATTTACTTCTTTTTCTGTAAAAAGTTCATCAACTGAATTTATTTCTTTGTCATATCTATTCTTCAAAAAAGAAAGAACGTCTTCATCACTTAACTCTGATGAGGGAGTTTTCTCTTCAACCTCACTCTTAGGTTGTTCCTCTACCACTTCTTCTACTTGTTGTGGCTGTTCTTGTTTTGTTTCATCTTCATGCTTTTGTAGAAGTTGTTCTTCTATTTCAGCTTTCGATTTGTTTTCGTTGCCATCTATGGCTCTTACTTTTAATTCCATATTATATTAAATTTAATTTTTACAAAGTTATACATTTATTTTTCTAAATTTTGGGCTTATCTTGGATCGAACTCCGCCATATCAAACCCATCTAAACTATCTTCATTTGATTCAAAATTAATAGAAGGTAAATCTCTTTTCTTCTGTTCAATCATTTTAGATGTTTCTGTAGATTGTTGACTGATTCTCTCTGACTTACCTTGCTCTTTAGCTTCTTCTCTTGTATCAATTGCTTGTTGTTCCAAGCCTTTTAGTTGCATATTGTAAGAAAACTCCTCCGCCATTAGAGCTAATTTAAGTTCTTTCTCTGCAGTCAGCTTTTGTATTTCATACTGTATCTTAGCTTGTTCTACTGCAATTTTACCTTCAGTCTCCATTTTTTGTTTCTGCATTGCAATCTCTGCTGCAGCTTGTTGTTGTTGCATAGCTTGTTGGGCCTGCATTTGTTGTTGCATCATTTGTTGTTGTTGCTCAGCTTCTTGTTTTTTCTTTCTCTTAACTTTCAACAATTGATTAGCCATTTTAATATTATGTATTTCTCTAATATCAATAGCATCTTCTAAACTAATATTTTCTTTTGATAATGCCATTTGAATGTTTTGTTCTAACATTGCTTTTTGCTCTTCATCAGGAGCAAGTTCTATAAACACACCAAAATCATAGATATATAAATCTTTTATGTCTTCTAATATTGCAAGATTATATTTTCCTATTTGCATCGCAAACTCATCTTTGAAATCTGCATACTTTAAAATATCAGCAGTTCTTATTGTTAAACACTCTGCCATTCTTCTTGCAATAAATAAACTTCCATCTAATATATGTCTTGTTGCTACATTAGAATTAAGTGCAGCTAACTTTTGTACACCAACCAAAGAATTTGGATCTGGTACTGAAGCGTCTCGAGCTTCATTTAAACCAGTAACAGTACGAATCATATCTAAGTAATGATTGTAGTTGCCAATTAACATTTGAAGTTTTCCACCTCCACTGTTAGCAGTTAACTGTTGAATAGGAACTCTTGCATTATTAAATTCGCCATCACCAGTGTAACTTCTACCTACAACACTACCAGTTTGAAAATATAATCGTAACGCATCTTCAGGATTATAGGCTTGTCCAGTTCCTAAGTCTACTTCGTTTAAACCATCGGCATCAATAAATACACCATCAGGTACAACTCTGGAAACTACTTGTTGGATTTTCAAATGAGTAATTTGAATTAAGTCAGCGAAAGGTATCATTCTTTTACACAATGACTCCATCATACCTTTGTAACTTCTTGGTGCACAAGCCACATAATTTGGCATAGCAAATTGATTTGCAGATTTTGGTCTTACCATATTCTCCATCATTTGCCACTGCAAAATAATATTTGTACCCATTACCATTACACCTTCATACCATACATCAATCTTTTTTTCTACCTTTTCAAACTTTCCTTCTTCCATCATTTCTGCTGGAGGATTAAACTGATCATCTTTTTCTACAGTTTTATATGTACCATCTTCCATTCTTTTTCTTTTATAAACAAAAGAATTAGTGCTTTTATAATTAAAATACATCAAAGTTGCAGTGTCTCTATAAAACATACTGTTTTCATACATCTGTGCAGTTTGATAATAGTTATACCACGATTGACTATATTTAGATATTTCTTCTAAATCTTCATTAGTTAACTCTGGATCAATTTTAAGTAATTCTCCTATAGGAACTGTTTTAATTTCCCCCCAATAAAAACAATCTTTAAAGTATGGGTCTTCTGTGTAACTATAAACCACATTAACAGGATCAACATAACTTATTTTTACACCTTGTCCTTGCAAAAACTCGTGTTTAGTAATACCGATACCTAAAGTAGCCATATCATAATCAACTCTTTTACGAGTATCATCATAATGATTTTCAGCTAATAATGTATTAACTGCTTCTTCACAAGCTATTTCTATTGCAGGTTTATATTTTAAATTCATAAACAACTCAAGTTCTTCTCCAGTTTCAGGTAATTCTTCTTCAGGAACATTGAATACATCAATGCCAAAATCTTGAGTCATTTGTGTTAAGATAGGTTTTGCTAACATATCTCCTTCTACCATTTCTTGAAACTGACTTCTTTTTTCTGCAGACAACGCGTCTTGAGCATATGTTTTTACTTTGAACATACGATCTTGCATTCCATTAACTACAATATCAATAAACTTAGGAATAATAGGAACTGGTGTCCAGTCTAAATTAAGATAAGATAAATCACCATCTATTGCTAATTCATTTTTATATTTAGCAATAGACTGCTCTCCACGAGCATAGAGTCTTAATTTATTAAACTCTGCCCATTGGCTATAAAATCTACAAGAGTTACTATCTCTACGAAACCATTCGTACTGTATAGCTTGACCTACTTGTAACCCATATTCTACTGTAGCTTTTTCGGAATCAGAAACAAATTGATCTGGAAATGCAGCAGCCTTAATATCTATATTTACCTTCTTCATCTATTAAGTAATTGACTTACTGAACTTTTGTTGTTATACCTTGCAAAGTTAATGCTAATTTTTGACTTTTCTTTTGTCGGAGTGTATAAGTGTTTTTGATTTGCCATGATGGCCAACCCACTACTTATAGCAGCATCAAACCTTGTTCTGTTATTAATATCAAACTTAGCCCAGTCTTCTAATGTTCTTTGAAAATACATCATACCCATATCATCTTTTTCTCGGAAAGTACCCTCCATATCTAAACCTATATGTTTTTCTATATAAGACTCAATTGCAGATGCATGAGCTTGTTTAACATCCTCTGATGTATTTGGTATACCTCCTAATTCTTTTTCAGTTTTAGATAGTTTATTAAATGTTTTATCTGGTCTGTTTAAACTAAATCCTCTATACCCTCTATTTTTAAAATGATAAAGTAATCGAGGTTTGTTATTTTCAACCAATATTGGCATACCATAAAAAACACATGCCATTAAGACTTCTTCAAAAAATATCTCAGCAGTTTGTGGTCGAGCTATGTATTCTAAAAAAAAGTGATTACTTGGCCACTCATCCATATTAAACTTAGTCATACCATGTAATGATCCATTAGAACCGCTACCCACTGTTACTCCTGAAATATCATAAGAGTCACACCCAAACGAACCTAAGTGTTCATTACCTGGAAGTTTCCTTCCATTCTTAGCAATAACTCTGTTTTGTTGTTCAGGTTTAGGTAGATAAGATACAAAAAATCTGCCTCTTGTATTTGGAGTCCAAATTACTTTAGTATCTTGTATGCCATCTTTCCAATGAAAACTACCTTGAACCATATGGTGTTTCATTATTAATGAGTCATTATAATCAATTTGTTGATAAATTTTTGTAAGATTAAATAAAGACTGTTTACTCTCATCTCTAAATGCATGTGACTCAGAACGAGGAAATTGTCTATAATATTCATTAAGTGCATCAGGATCAATAGTTAATGACTCTACTTCATTTTCCCAATAATCAATAGCGCCTTGATAAATGTTTTCTCCATCTATTCCAACCACATATGTTTCGGGATTTTTTAATACTGGCATACCATATCTATCGATAAAACCTTCCATATTCCATTCCATTGGAATAAATAAATTATATAGCCCTGATTTTGTTTGTCCATTTTGATTTCTTTTTGATGGATCAGAATCATAAAATAATGCCTTAAAATTTCCCCCTCCTTTATCTAATGCATTAGAGGTAGAACCCATCATACATTTACCAATAATTTTACTTCCTAATCTTAAACAAGTTTTAGTTACCCTCCAGTTATTTAAAATATTTTCAGGTCTTTCCCATTTACCACTCTCATCATGTAATAATAATTGTAGCTTTTCTCCATCATAACTGTTGTCAGACGTATTCTTCCAGTCAATAGTGGTATCTAAACCCTCTAATTCTTCTTCACCTTGATCAAACATATTTTTCTTAGTAATCTTAGAAGCTGGAACTCTATAAGCTAATTCGGTTTTAGGTTTGTCCATACCATCTTGAATAGGTTTAAAAAAGAAAGGATAATTATTAGAGATAGGAACAACCTTGTCAGTAAACATTTTTTTAGCATCTGAACCAGTTTTAGATAAAATACCTATTCGTGAATCTTTAGAAATAGTTGCAGTATTGACACCTTCACAAGAACTCATAAAAGAAAACCCTGATCTTCTTATTTTTAAATAACACATTCCAAAACTTCTTTTATCTAATTTAGAAGCTTCCCAGTATATATAAAATATTCTATTAGCTTCTCTAAAATCAGGATGTCCTACATCGATTTTAGTCCATTGTAAATACATATAGTGTGTGCCAGTTATATATGTAGGGATGCCATTATTTAAAAACCAATATCCTTGTTCTCTTCTATTAAACTCTGTTTCAATATAATCCACCCATTTATTTTTAAACTGAGGTGGTGCTTCATGCCATTGAAATATAGTTTGTACTCTTTTAAGTTCTTTAGGATATTCTTGTGGTTTCCAATACTGTTTAGTTTTTTCTAACTTAGAAGTAAGTTTTGGAGTAGAAGGCAAAGCTATCTTTACATTGTTGATATCATATACATCACCAATAGTGCCATCAGTAGATATAACTACTATATCATATTTTTCATTATACCCAGGCTGCCATGCTCGAGCTTTATTTTTTCGAGACATAACATTTTTTGGAACAACGTCTTTTATGATAGTATATAAACTATCTTGACCGTGATTCTGCAAATCCTTGAGGCGTTTTTGTTTTTGTAACTTCATTACCTTCTAATAATAATTTTTCATCTTCTATTCTTTTGAGTATTTCAAAAGCATCAAAGATGGCTAATTTTTTTGTAGCTGCGGCATTTTTTAATCTATCTGCGGCTAACTCATCCTCGGGATCTGGTTTGATTATTTCTTCTTTTGCAACTTTAATTAGTTGTCTTACAGCTCTTTCACCTGCTTTTATAATTTCTAACTTAATATCTCTTGTTTCCATTATAGTTTTACAGTTATATGTGAAGTAAACATTCTGTACAATACTTCATCATCAATTATAAATTCATATTCACTATCAGGTTGGTAGGCTATTTCATCACCCACTTGTAAACCTAAGTCTTCAAGTTCTTTGTTAATATATTTAATTACACCAACTAAAGGTTCGATACTGCCACCTTTTTCTATAAAGCTTTCTTTTTTTTGAGATGGCTTTATAAAACAATATTTATCATGTCCTTTCCATACACCATCTTTTTTATATAGAAAAAACTGATCGTTGTCAACAATAAACAAATCATCTCTTAAAAAACTCCTTCCACTTTGTCTTCTTCCATACATATCATTATAAAATTTAAATACATTGTGATGAACAACTAAAGTGTCACCAACTTCTATTTCTCCTTTATAATTTATGGGGGTTGCTTTTACTGTAGCAAACCTATTAGATGATTTATGGTCTTCTTCAGATGCGCTTGTTATAAAATCAACATCTCCAATTTTTTTAATATTGTTATATCTTCTATTATTAATAGGAGATACTAAAAAAGAAAAGGGGGACTTCATTAAAAGTGTATATTGTATTCCAACGATACAGGCATAGTATATTTGAACTCTTTCCAAAGAAAAACTTCTTCGCCTTTTATGATCCAAATTTTATATGCTTCTGTTTCTTGTTGTATTAAATGGATTACATACTTGCCACCCAAGACTTCTTGTCCGACTATATAATGCATTGCACCAGACTTATAGTCTGCTCCTATAGATATTTTTCGTATGTCCATTTAATTAAAATGAAGTTCCAATATTGAGAACTCGGTAATATAAGTTTAAGTATAGCACACCATTACCTTGGGTTGGGTTTGCGGCTGTGTTCAAAGTGACTGCTGTGTTTTGTGGTAATACCCCTGTAGCAATTTGAAACTTTTTTACAATATCTGTAGCAAAGTTTGCGGTCTGAGCAGTGATAGAAAACAAATCATAAGCATTACCATTCTTTACAACTAAGTTATTTCCATAGTTATATGCACTTGAACCAGCATCTACATAGATAGCCACATCCATTACATCAATAACTTTGTTAGCTCCTGGAGCTGCAATTAACTCTTTAGGTGTTGTTGATAATAGTAATTGTTCAGCAGAATTAACTTGAACATGAGCAACCAAAGTATCTACCCCATATAAATCTTGTAAATCTCCTAATGTACAACTTTTAGTTACTAAGTTATCTGATTGATCAGTTAACACTAAATAGTCAGTAATAGTTGGAGCTACAACATTTGGATATGCAGATGTGTTACTTATTCTCGCCATTTACTTTTTCTTTTCTTCTTTCTCTACAACTGGTTCAGGGTCTTTTACCTCTCCAGTTCTTAAATCGATAGTCGCATTCTCTCCATACTTTTTAGTGAGTCCTTTTTCTAAATCTCTAAACTCTTCTTGTATAGTGTCTAAAGCTTCTATCATTTGTTTTTGACTTACAACTGCGTCTGCAATTGCTACCTTAGTATTCATAAATCTTTGATTTATATCTTGAATACTTTTTAATTCTTCTTCTGTCAAATTTTTTGCCATTGTATTTAATTTAAATTGTTAAACATTTATTGGACAAAGATAGTAAAAATTAATTTACAATGAGTTAAGTGTAACAGGCAATATAATTTTTCCACCTTCATTTAAATAGTTTTTATAGTTAGATAACAACGTGTTTTTTTCCTCATCACTTATATCATCAGCATCCCACCATAAATCAACTAAAATAACATCATATTTTTGTGAAGGAGTGTAAGTGTATGCATCTGCATAAAACAACCCTACACCAACTGGTATTATTTCTCGGTTAATTGCATAATTTATTAACTCTTGGTCATTGTCAATAACATCTACTTTTTTATACAAAGTGTTAGCTAATAATGGAACTAATCCCATTCCTAAACCACAGATAAGTATACTATTAGTTTCTACTCCATCAAACAGTTGTGAAATGCCTGGGCATTCACACTGCCCTAACATATAATCAGCATAATAATCTTCATTCTCAATATAATTATCTCCAAAATGCATTGTAGCTTTTCCTTGACTTTTAGTAACACTAAAGTTTTCTCCTTCGTATTGCTGTAGTTTTAATACTTCTATTTTCATATTGATTTACAAATTACATCTACTTTTGAATAATCTACATACAAATATCCATTTTCAGCTTCAGTAGCCGCCCAAGGAACTTCATGTCCAAGAACACCTTGAAATTTACCACCAAAATCTATTTCGGGGTATTTATATTCAAATTCATAGATGTTTACACCTTTTCGTGAAACACCTATTTTTTTTATATTCTTTTTTAATCTTTCATCAGATGGACCACTACATAATAATATGGCAGATAAATACCCAGTTCCAAATACAATAGTAAAAACATAAGTAGATGATGCTCCAGAAGATGTTCCAGCCCCTCCCCAGTTACCATTACCTATGGGAGTGGTTAGGGCTGAGTTGGTGTATACATTAACTCCTACTGCAACTGCACCAGAGGTATACATTGAAGTAGAACAAGTTTGAAAACAACCAAATACTTTTTTAGGATAAGTTCCACTGGTTCTAAATCGTTGAATAGATGATGTAGCATCTTTATCATATCCATAAAATTCAGAAAACTCGTAAGGAACAGTGGTATTGGGATGTGATGGAGAAGCGGTGTTTATAGTTGGGTATGTCATTGTTCCAGGTGCACACTGTCCACCATTAACAAGACAGTCTATATGTATACCACCT